ATGGTTATTGAATATGCCCAACTAATGTCAACCGCTCATCGTGTCCTTGATGGTGAAATGTACCTTGATAAGACAGCTAACAATCGTAGTATCAAAAGATGGCGATTGTTAGATGAACGTGAACAAAGATTGATGAAACCCACAATGATGAATCATCCTTCTGCTATTTGGTTGCGTCAAAGTGATAAAAACTATTTGTGGTTATACCAGATGTGGTGTGAATTGCTAAAAGAATTTACTTATCGCTACGGTAAAATTCATGCAACGGCACGATTGATACCAGACTTAGCTAAAGTACCAGAAAAATGTCCTACCGGTTCATTTACTGGTCCTACTCCCGCTATGCCTGATGATTGTAAAGTTTCTGGCAATTCTTTACAGTCATATCACAATTATTATGTAATGAAGAAAAGTCATTTATGGTCATGGAAAGGTAAAATAAATAGTAGAAAACAACCACAATGGTTTACTGAAATGATTGAACCTTTAACTATGAATACACTTAATGCCAACTTATAATTTTTTAGATACAAAAACAAATGAAGAAATAGAAATCTTTATGCCGTGGTCCCAGCGTGAGGAATTTCTTAAAATTAATCCGTGGATGGAACCAATCATAACTGCACCAGCAATTGTGTCTGGTGTATCCTCAAAGAAAGCACCTTCAGGATTTAATGAGGTGTTATCAAAGGTAGCAGAAGCTCATCCTACTAGTGTTGTAGGCCAGCGACACGGACAAAAATCCATTAAACAAGTTCAAACCGAACAAGTGGTTAAAAAACACGTTGATAGAGTTGTAAAGAGAATGAAAAAATGATATTTAACCATGTGAAGTTGCCTGAATTAGATTTTGATTTGATAGCGGAAACCACCGATAGTGGTCGGCGCTATGTTACACCAAGTGGTAATGCATACCCATCGGTCACCACAGTTTTAGGTTCATATAATAAAAAAGCTATTATGGAATGGAGAGCTCGTGTAGGCGAAGAAACTGCAAATAAGATATCAGGTAAAGCCTCACGCCGTGGTACCGCATTACACACCATTTGCGAAAAGTATTTGCTAAATGAAATGTCTGATATGAAAATGCAAACAATGATGCCAAACATCAAGGAATTGTTTCTTCAGTTAAGACCAGAACTAGATAGTAATATTGGCGATATATACTCATTAGAACAGGCTCTTTATTCTGATAGATTAAGAGTTGCTGGCCGTGTTGATTGTATAGCTCAATGGGGTGGTAAGATTTCAGTAATTGATTATAAGACCTCTACAAAGTTAAAGTTTGAAGAAAACATCCTCAATTACTTTATGCAATGCTCGGCATATGCTGAAATGTTTGGTGAAATTACAGGTAAACCTATTGACCAATTAGTAGTTGCCATAGCTGTGGAAGAAGCTTCACCACAAATATTCGTAAGAAGCAAGGCACCATATATTGGGCAATTAGAGCAGTATATTAATAAATATCACTTGACAAATACAGTTAATTAGTGTATAATGGCAATATCAGTAAAGAATTCGTTGAAGTTTTTAGAAAGTTGTTGTGGACATGGGTGCGATTCCCATCACCTCCACCAAAAGCATACTACCGAACCGAGTTATCGGTAGCAAGGCCAAAAGGCTGTAGTATGCTTCTGATGGGGGTGCCTAGGCTCGACATGACAGTAAGTATAAAAATGGAGAATCGGCAGAGTAGCCGTAAAAACTAAAATAATAACCGCAAACGATAATAAGTTCGCATTAGCTGCCTAAAAACTGCTTAGGGTTTAGGTGAGTTCCTCGTAACAGAATACTCACCACTTTTATTAATAAGGAAATTATATGAAGAAGATTATTGCTCTCGTAACCGCAACTTTCGCTGTAACAGTTTTCGCAGCTGAGCCAGCAAAAAAGCCAGAAGCTAAACCTGTTGCAAAACCTGCTGCTACTAAAGCTGCACCAGCTGCACCTGCACCAACAGCACCAGTAAAGAAATAATAATTAAGGTTCGTGGGTTACCTTTACCAAAAACCCACCCATTTTTATTTGTTATGATGATATATGCCTTTTTTAATTGAGAAAATTGAACCAGTAAAAGAAATCCAAAAGATTGAAATACAACCTTCTATTGATAAGGTTGAAAATTCTTCCGTTGCCTCAACTGAAGCAATCTTTATTTTCTGTGCCATCTTTGTAATATACTTACTCAGAGCACCATTGATTGCTCTTTCACTAATCATTTTTAAGTTCATCATCATAGCCATATTTGTTTATTCTGGATACATTTTACTAATACAATGATTGCTAACAAAAATATGGAATTTAGGAGAAAATAATGCGTGTGTTTATGAATGGTTATCCAAACCATTGGATTTCACCCTATACTGTTATTGACTATCTATTCTTTTGGACAGATTGGTCTAAATGTTCACGGAATAAAGGCATTGTTGAGGATAAAGATTTTGTTGACCATCCTGCATGGGTTGATAAGTTGGTTAATTATCTGAATCCTTTTTGCACGGCACTATCAGCAGTTCGCAAAGCATTCAGCCCAACAATTCGTTATGTAAAGATTGACCGATATGATACATGGTCAATGGATGACACATTGGCTCACATCATTCTACCAATGTTAAAGCAATTAAATGAAACTAAACAAGGTGCACCTTTTACCGAAGATGAGGATGTACCAGAAGAATTAAGAAGCACCAATGCTGATCCAAAAGAAAATGAATGGGACACCGATTCAAATCACTTCAAGCGTTGGGATTATATTATGAATGAAATGATTTGGGCATTTGAGCAAAAGATATCCGATGATGCTGAAGCACAGTTCTTTGACCATTCTGCAGGTAATTATAAGTTACCTTGGGATAAAGACTATATTGGACCAAAATATGATAAAGAGGGCCATGAAAAACACACCAATCGTATGCAAAATGGTTTTAGATTATTTGGGCGCTACTATTCCAACCTCTGGGATTAAAATTGCAAAAAAATTTAAGTGACTACATCAAAATATATCATAATCATATTGATGATGATATCTGTAAACAAACAATAGATGAATTAAATGCTGCTGTATGGCATGAACACACCTTTGACGATTATGATAACAAAACTAAAATTAAATTAAGTGGTAATCAAGAATTATCAACATCATATGATAATGTTTCCACAAAAGATGTATTGATGAAAAAAATTTGGGAAGGATTGAATCAATATATTATTAAAGATTTTCATTTCTCATGGTTTGATGGATGGAATGGTTTTACTCCATTGAGATTTAATCAGTATAAAGAAAATAAAAAAATGGCTGAGCATTGTGACCATATTATTATCAATGAAGCAGGAACAAGAAAAGGTATTCCTGTTTTAAGTATTATTGGTTCATTAAACGATGATTATGAAGGTGGCGAGTTTATCATGTTTCAAGATGAAGAAATTAAACTGAAGCAAGGCGACTTAATGATATTTCCATCAATATTCCTGTATCCACATAGAGTAGAACCAGTAACCAAGGGAGTTAGGAATACTTTCGTATCATGGGTTTGGTGAATTAAAAAATGCATAAATAGAGTACCAACAACACACACACAACCGTTGGTAACACACACACAGAAAGGAGTATTATTATGAGTTTGTCCCCCTTTGAAATCCGAATGGAATTATTAAAAATGTCCCTCGGTCAATTAACTGATGAGCATTACGCCCATCGGTCAGTAATAGATAATAATTGGAATCTAAAAGTAGAACTAGCTAAACAAGCTGGAACTCCTTCACCAGAACATCCAGGTTATCCACCATTCCCCACAGAAAACGAAGTCATAAAAAAGGCCGAAATCCTTAATAATTTCGTATCTCAATCGCAGCAATTACTAACAGAAAAGACTAGCAAAAAGTCCACCTGATGGGCGGAGGTTCACGATGGTGTGAACCTTCCTTAACAACAAGGAGAAATATGCGAAGTAACCAATATTTAATTTTAGGTATTTTAGTATCACTAGCAGTTCTATTTACCTTTTCAATGGTATCAGAAACGCAAGAGAGTAGATACAATTTACCATTCAACATCAAGTATAACACTATTTCAAAATCAGCACAAAAACAAGTTGATTGTTTAGCTGAAAACATTTATTATGAAGCGGCTCATGAACCTCAAGAAGGTAAAGTTGCCGTAGCATTGGTGACATTGAATCGCCTGGCATCTGGCAATTATGGAAATGATGTGTGTAATGTAGTAAAACAAAAAACAAACATCAATGGCAATACAATCTGCCAATTCTCATGGGTCTGCCAGCCTTATCTCACAATCAAAAGCTTGACAGTTAATAACAATTTAGTATATAATGATATTAGGAATTTAGCGGTGTATGTGTTATTCAATTATGATAACATGAAAGATATTACCCAAGGCGCAACATACTATCACGCTGATTATGTTGACCCGAATTGGGGATTACCTAAGACCACTAAAATTGGGCGCCATATTTTTTATAAGCGCCAGCATGATTTACAAACAATGAAAAAGGAAATAAAACTATGAGTAACTTCATTTTTACTGAAATTAGAACCATCTTTCTATCGGCCACACTTGTTGCAGTATCAGCGATTGTTGGCTTAACATATTATAATGTTAATGATAGGATTTTGATGTCAAAAAATATTGATGCCGCAATAGCTAAAAGTGTTGACCCTCTATCTGTAAGATGTTCATTTGTGATACAGAGTGATACCATCTGTGTAGCATACGCAGCTGCTCAAGGCGCATCAAGAAAATAATAATGAAAACGATTCTGCTGGTTATATCATTAATCTTATGTGTCTTGGTGGTAGTATCGCACATTACTTTTAATTATGGTAAATATCCTATTATAAGGTATGATTGTAGCATAGCAGAGATTTCACCTGATTATCCAATTGAAATTAAAAAAGAATGCCGTAAATTGAGAAATAAAACATGAATACAACTATATTATTGGAAATGAAAAATGCCAACTAGAGATGAAATGGCAAAGTTTGCAAAAGAGATTGACCAGCTAGTATCGGAAACTGACTATAACTATATTGAAGCGATTGTTAATTATTGTAAGACAACTGGATTAGAGATTGAGGTAGCATCTACTTTGGTAAATGCCAACCTTAAAGCTAAACTTGAAAGCGATGCAATGGATAACAACCTATTAAAGAATAAAAGTCCTAGATTACCTATATGATGACAGGCTATGAAGCCTTTGCACTTTACCATACATTAAAGCTACATTTCACCAGTAGTTATGATTTTCACAAATACAATGGCAAGTGTAACATTAGTGTGACAACATTTGAGAATCGTAAAGACAAATACCATTTTCATAAGCTGGCAAGAAAGTATCCAAACAAGGATGATTACCAAGCCTTTTTAATTGCCAATCTGTTTGAGAATAGTGAGTGCTGGGCAGGAACACTATTGCAACCTGAAGCAGATTCGGTATATTTGGATAGGCAAAAAATAATTCAATCACTTGCCTATACCTTTGAAAATGATTGTAAAGTTTTGTTTGATGATTGTAAAGATCCGAACGAGGTGCTGGCGACCTCTGGAGACTATCCAAAACTATTAACCATGGCTTTGCGTAGTGAGATATCACCAGAAACAATAATCGTCCTAAACACGATCCTGCAATTCTTGCCAATGTGGGATAGGAAGATTACCGATACATTACGCTGGCCAGATTACCGAAGAAAGTTGACGAAGTATGCCAGCTTTCTAACTTTTGATGTTACGAAATATAAATTAATACTAAAGAGAATTATATGAAGATTTACCTGGATATGGATGGTGTAATTGCCAATTTTGAGAAACGATACATTGACTTGTTCAAAGAATCACCTGGCTCATCAAGAGATAGAAAAGAGTTTGGTAAGAACTGGACTGTATTTGTTGGTGATAACCATTTTGAGTCCTTAGAGTGGTGGCCAGGTGGGCAGGAATTATTGCAATACCTGAGTGATAATAAATTTGATGTTGAGATTCTTACCTCATCTGGTGGTCTTAAACACCATGATGAAGTTACTCGGCAAAAGACTGTATGGCTAAAAGATAGAGGCATACCATATAAAGTAAATGTGGTGCCAGGCCGTAAGTTAAAGGCTGACTATGCTACACCTAACTCTATAATGATTGATGATACTTTGGATGTTATTACCTCATTTACTGCTGCTGGTGGTATCGGTATACATCACAAAGATATAGGCAATACTTTAAGTTTGCTGGATATTCTCTTGACAGAGCACATAAATATATGATATAATGGTTTCTTGTGGATAAAAGTAGTAACACATTTTAATATAAATTTAATACGAGGTAATATATGAGTTCATTTGCAAATCTAAAGCGCAATCATAGTTCGTTGGATAAACTTACTAAAGCGATTGAAGCTACACAATCCGGTTCTTCAGAATCCGGTTCAAAAGACGATACTCGCTTTTGGCAACCATCAGTAGACAAATCAGGTAACGGCATGGCGGTCATTCGCTTTCTGCCAGCACCTAGCGTTGACGGTGATGATGCCCTTCCGTGGGTTCGCACATTTAGTCACGGCTTTCAGGGACCTGGTGGTTGGTTTATTGATAACTGCTTGACTACCTTAAATGAAAAGTGTCCAGTATGTGAACACAATTCTACATTATGGAATTCTGGCATTGAAGCGAACAAAGAAGTTGCTCGCAAGCAGAAGCGCAAGTTAACCTACCTTGCTAACATTTTGGTTGTTTCTGATCCAAGTAATCCTGAAAATGAAGGTCAAATCAAGCTGTATAAGTTTGGTAAGAAAATCTTTGATAAGATTACTGAAGCGATGAATCCAGAATTTGCAGATGAAACACCAGTTAACCCATTTGACTTATGGGAAGGTGCTAACTTTAAGTTGAAGATTCGTAATGTTGAGGGATATCGTAATTATGATAAGTCAGAGTTTGCTGATAAATCGGCACTCTTTGAAGGTGATGATGCTAAGTTGGAAGAATTGTGGAAGAAAGAGTTTTCTCTTAAAGAGTTTACTGAGAAGTCACAATTCAAACCTTACGAGCAATTAAAATCCCGTTTGGAAAAAGTTCTTGGTTTTGGCGGTGAAGTTGCAAGAACTAAGGCTGAATCAGCTGTGCTAGATAGTCCTTTTAAGGATGATAGTGATATCATTTTGGACAAATCTAATGTTGAAGATGAAGATTTGGATTATTTCAAATCATTGGCTGAAGCAAAGTAGTAAAAAATCCCATGCAAGTTGACCCCGCTTCGGCGGGGTTTTTTATTGGAATTAAACAATAGCATAGTTTTCAAACATTGTCTTAACTAAATCATTATCATAAACATTAGGTGGACTAACATTATTACCGCCACCACCACCATTTTGAGCAACATTTGTTGTTGGTGCATTGATAGTTGTGTTACCGCCACCAGGTTTCATTGCAGCCATTCTTTGGTCTGACATTGATGTTGATGCGGATGCTAATGCTTTACCACTTGATGGGGGAGAAGCTGATGTTAAAGTTGTTGTTGCGCCAGATGACGGATTGGAGTTAAACATTGCCAATTCAATATTTCTTCTTTTTTCCAATCCTTTATTAACTTCACCACTAGCTTTATTATATTTTGGTATTGCTTCTGCAATCTCACTAATGGTTCTTTTCCCACCATCTGTTACTTTGTCTAATATTCCAGGTCCTAAATTATAAGCAAAAGAAGTTAATGAATCTATCTGTGATGAATTAAAACCATAATTATGTTTTTTTCCATATGCAACTACTTTATCTCTTGTTTCTTTTACTGTAGCTCTAAGCCTTCTATCAGCTTCTTGTTCGTCAATCACCTCGTCTTTACCATTAGCTTTTGTTCCATATCCAATACTATATTGTTTATGGTCCCAAAAAGCTTTAGCGCTAAAACCCTCTAATTTTTTTATATTTGATATTAATTCTTCACTTGGTTCATCACCACTTTGACTGTCTTTTGTTGGTGACATTGATGGCGATGTTCCGCCAGCTGTTGATCCAGAACCGCCAGTATATGGAGTCGGTTTATTAGTAGCAGGAGCACCGCCACCAGCTGCAGGAGCACCGCCACCAGCTGCAGGAGCACCGCCACCAGCTGCAGGAGCACCGCCACCAGCTGCAGGAGCACCACTTGCAGCAGTTTTAGCAACACCAGATGCTTTTTGTGCTTGAGCTAAATCTTTATCGGACATAGCAGCTAAACCAAGCAGTCCACTTGTTAAATCTTTAAATCCTTGGCCTAATTTAGATAAGTTTTCACCATCAATGTCTTTAAATAATTTTAATTGTTTAGCTAATTTAGCTAAAGGACCTTTTTCTGGATCATCTTCACCAAAAAAGAATTCTTTAATTCCTGTTATAACTTTAATACCAAAAAGAGCAGCTAGTCCAGCGGTTAAAGCAACCAATGCACCGCCAACCTTTAAAAGATTTGTTCCATTTAATTCACTAAGAGGATTTAAACCACCAGCTAAATTTATAAGAAGTTCTTTTATTCCATCTGAACCACCTAATAATTGTACAGCAGTTCCTGATAAAGCTAAAGCAGCTAAAAATGCTCCTAAACCAACTCCAACGGCGCCAATACCTAAAGCTGCACTGCCTGCAAGACCAGTTGCACCAAATAAAGCTCCGGCACCTAACAACGATCCTAGTGCAATCAAACTATTTGGTTCTAATGCATTTAAACCTTCAGCAAGATTAACTAATAAATCTTTAACTCCAGCTGCACCACCAAATAGTTGAACACCAGCACCACCCAAAGCTAGGCCTGCTATGAATCCACCAAAGCCAAGGCCAACAGCACCCATGCCAATGGCACCATTTAGGCCAACACCAAATAAAGCACCAGCACCAAGTAGTGTGCCAAGAAATACTAAACTACTAACATCAAAAGCATTTAATCCTTCAGCAAGATTAACTAATAAATCTTTAATGCCACTTGCACCACCTAATGCATTTACAGCAGCACCACCCAAAGCTAGACCCGTTATGAATCCACCAATACCTAATCCTATTGCGGCCAACCCAACACCTTTTCCTAAACCACTCATTGCTTTATCTAAAGCTCCTAAACCAATATCCTTTAATGAGGCGGCTCCGCCTTTACCAGCAGCAGTTGGTTTAGTTGATGGTGTGGTATTTTGTTTTTTAAATTTAGATTTATATTCTTTGTCACGAGCAGATTCTTTTTTAAAAAACTTATCACCGCTGGTTGCAGGAGATTCTTTAACAGATTTAACCAATATAGCGGTATTCTGTTTCATTATATTAATATCAAATGCTATTCTTGATAAATTTAAAGATTCTTTTGCAACAATTCTCATATTAACAAACATTTCATCAAACATAGCACTATCAATTTGTGATGGTGAATCAGAAATTTTAGAATTTTTTACATTAGTTGGAGCTCTATATGCTTTAAATAATGCCGGTAAAGCAGCAGCTAAAAATCCTTGTTGATTAAATACATTTCTAGGATCTATTTTTTCTAAAGCAGCTTTTCCAAAAGTTGAAGCTACACCTCCGCCTTGAGATTTCTCTGCTTTATAAATATCTGCTAGTCGTGTTGATTTGTTTTGTGCCATTTACTTTCTTTTTTGTTGGTTTTTTAATTTTTCATTTTCTGAATCAAGATATTCAATTAACATATCAATATACAGCTGTCTTTCCCAAGGTATCATTTCTTCCAATTCACTCAAACTATACTTATGGTGTTGCATTAAAGAGAAGTTTGTTTGATAATAATTACCTAAATTTTCATGAGAAAGACCTATCCGAAAAAATTTTGAATACCCTCAATAACCATTTCCTCTTTATAATTACATTTTGGACAATTAAAATCAAACTTCTTAATTATTTTTGGAGCAGTTGCAAAGAAATTTTGTATTTTGGCCAAATCTGTTTGTTGCATACTTTCAATAAAATCTACCAATTCTTTTTTGGGAGTATCTTTTGCATAGTAAATATTATCTTTATCGTAAATATAATCAATACAATCAATAATAACATTAAACATATCAACTTCAGTTTTAATATTAAGGTTGTTAACAATATTAAAATTTGGATATTTCATAACAACACCCATATTTCCAGTTAATTCAATTTTATCCGAATGTTGTGGATTTATTGTTGGTTCAACTTCTAAAAGATTAACATCAATTTGAACTAAACCACCGCAAATCTTATCTTCATTCTTTTCATCTTTTACTGTATTATTACAAACATATTTTAAATTTACAATTTCTCCTACTGACCTTGCTCGTAATTGCATAAACAAATGTTCAAGGTCAAAAGTTGGTAATATATTAATATCAACATTGGAATCCAAAATACAATTAGCTAATACTTGTCTAATTGCATTAATGACATCCTTTGCATCATCTGACTGTGAAGCCATTAAGAACAATTTTTGTTCTTTTACTAAAAACGGTCTAAATCTAACAGTTTTTCCTGTTGAAATTAGTTTTGTTTCATAAATCGGCACATCAATTTTAGGTAAAGCCATTTTATATCCTCATTAATTAAAAAATCCTAGCAAGTGTGTTTCCTATTCCAGCGTTAATATTGTTTCCTGTTTTACTAACAAATGGTGCAATTTTAACTCCAAATAGTGCGACAGCAGCTGCCACCAAATCGTAATTTCCGTCATATACAACACGGTACTTCTGATAAGCAAATTGAACCGACAATCTATGAAAGGTATCTTCCGACCAACTTAAAGGTTGAGGGGCTATACCAATTGGAAAAGCATCAATCAGTTCTATTGCAAATATCTGTTTAATAAAATCATCATATTGAATAATTTTAATATTGGTCATGTATCTAGTTTTCTCACCCTTAGCATATCTAAGGTTGTTTGTATCTGTTGGATTAATTGCTTCTACCCAACGGTCAAATAGTTTTCTTTCATAGAAATCATTGGTACAAATAAAAGTCAAAGTCATAGTGCCATCACCATATTGTGACATATACGGTACCTTAAATGTTGGTCCGTAAACTTTAGCCTCATGCGTCATTAATGTTTTACCTGGCAATTCAGCGGTCTCACATTGTAAAGCTAGATAACGTGACAGAGATGCATTGGATGTTTTTGATTGCTCATCTGTTGGATTGGTATTCGTTATGTCTGTTATGCTAGCAATAATTGAATTTGGTAAATTAACCAAACTTTCAAGAATTGATGAACCAACAAAATTACTAATGTATTGCGGAATAGGCAGTATTACTTCAAAGCGTGATGGTTTAGCTGGACCATCCTTTGCCTGCATATTTGATAAAAACAATTGTGGTGAAAATGACATTAGAACTTTTTCCTTGATTCAGACCAAATTTTACTTTTGCTTGCGCCTACGAACATTTCATAGGGAATTAACGCTGCTATATCCCACTCGTCAGCAGAAATTTCTAAAAATCTGCTTTTTATGTGTGTGTAGAGATACCTCTTTATACAAGGGGTATGCTCAAATATTCTTTTAGCGGCTTTCAATGTATCGTATCGTAAACGCTTAAACCTTGTGGTCTCATCGTATTCGTGATTATTCAAAAACACACTTAACTTATTCAAAAGGATAACACGTTGCTTTGGATGAATATAATGCAAGTTCAATCCTAAAAAACCGTCTGAGTATCGTTCTATTGGTATAACCAATGGGAACCTATCGTAATATGGCAACGAATCCTTTAACTTCGGGTCGTAAAAAAAGAAATACATACGACCAAGCATGGTATTATTAGTTAGAGGTTTCTTTCTTGAGCTTTCAGCATCTTCTAAAATACTATTTTTGAGCTTGGCAGCATTAGGTTTTAATGCACTAACCTTTGCTCTTAACCAAGTTCTTGCTGTTGCCGTTCGGGCTTCAAGACCTTCTTTCTCAAGCTGTTCTTTTATTCTATCTAATAAATGAGCCATAATCTATTTATATACAAAAATAAACTCCATTATTACCTGCTTTTTGATAGCAAAACCTTATAAGTATTGGTGTTCCGTTTTTAAGAAGTTAGCTTAGCTAATTAAATACCAAGTTCCTTCTCAGTTACCACCATAAACTTCCAGCCATGCTCTTGGCAGAATATATCCGCAGCCTTCCACTTCTCTTGGTTAACGGCATAAGTAGCAGCTTCTTGAATGTACCTCTGAGTCTTTTTTTTCTGAATAGGCATCTTAGTTTGTGCCATGGGTTTTACTTCAATCACATAAGTCATTACGGATCCATCTTTTTGTCTTATTTTAGCAATAAAGTCAGGAAAGTATCTGTGCATCCGATTATCAACTGGTGACTTATAAGGAATTATTAACTCCTCAGAACACCACCATATCACATCTGAGTGGTTATCTAACCACTTCATTACCCTCACTTCCCATGTAGACCTATAGATGATATTGGCTGCATCACCATTATATTTCTTTGGATTCTTGGGTTTGAATCTTCCTTTGTAAGTTTTGCCAAATGTCATATAAATATATGTAGTAAATTTCCTAGGACATTAAATGCCAATTTTTAATCTCACCGACATCACCTTCAAGGCACCGACTAGCGGTAGTGGTCCATTAGCATCATTAGCTGGATCAAAATATGATTTGAATACTTACAAATATCCAATTGATTTAGGAAGCACCGATAAAGCTCATTACATGGTTATTAATATCAATGAGCAAGGAAAAACACAATTTGCAGGAACCCCATCAGGTGATTTGCCTACAGTAATTCAAAATTACAGAAATACAGGCGTTAGCGCACAGGGATTAGGCCTAGTTAATAATGTTTTTGGAGCAGCACAAGCGGTAGGAGGATCAGCTGCTGATGTAGCTGCACAAGCAAAAGCATCAAAAGTAGGAGTAGCATTAGCTGGACCATTAAACACAGCAGCTCAAGCTGCTGGTGCGGTTGGAAATGCTCTTTCAAATGCTTTTCCTGGTATTTCTAATTATGTTGGCGGCGTTAATGAAGGATTAAATGCTGAATTTTCATCCGGCGCAAATAATATTTTAAATGGATTTACAAGAACTATTAGGAGAATAACCGATACTGTTTGTTTGTATATGCCAGACACGTTAGCATTTACCTATGAACAAAATTATGATACCCCTAGTATAGCAAAAGGACTAGCAGGTGTTGCAGCTGTAGGAGCTTCAGCAGTAGATTCTGTTATGAAAACAAATGCTGCTGATGCAGGTAAAGCTGCGGGTCAAAACCTTTCACCATTTATAGTGGCTGGTGCAACAGCAGGTGCTGGATCTACTGGTAAAATACTTTTTGCAGCAGCAACAGGATTAGCTCAAAATCCAATGTTGGAATTAATTTATTCATCTCCGGCTTTTCGCTCATTTCAATTTGACTTTATGATGTATCCTAGGTCTGAAAAAGAAGCTCTTGAAATTCAAAATATTATTGATAGGTTACGATTTCACCAAGCACCTGAAGTATTAAAATCAGGTATGGGTTTCTTTTTAGTGCCACCATCCGAATTTGATATTAGGTTTATGTATAATGGCAAAGAGAATCCAAATATACCTAAAATATCAACTTGCGTTTTAAAAAACATATTTACAGATTATGGCCAAGGCGGTGCATCTTTTTATGAGGTTCCTGGAGAATCTGCTACAAAAGGAAGAACAGGTATGCCAGTTGGTATTCGTTTAACCTTATCTTTCCAAGAAACCGAAATTATGACAAAAACAAGTTACAATTCTGCAGCTTCTGAAATATTTCAAGATACTGGAGCCGGAACAACAACTAATAGTTTTGGTCAAGCAATCAATAATAATTTTGCTCTAGGAACTTAATTAAATGTCAAAATATTTTAATTACTTTCCAAAAACAATCTATACTTCAAATGATTCTGGTTCAGTTGATTTGGTTACCAATATCACATCTCGTTTTGGATTTGGCCAATCATTTAAGGATAACACTTCAGTTTATTACAAATACGATGTAAAAGATAGTGATACACCAGAAATTATTGCTGCTAAAATATATGGTTCAGCAGAAAAACATTGGGTTATATTGTCGTTAAACAACATTATGGATCCTCAATTTGATTGGCCATTACAATATGACACTTTGATTAAATTTATTGATGCTAAATACACAGCCAATGCAGCAGTTAATCAAACTGGAATAGATTGGGCTAGATTAAACACACATTCATATTATAAAATTGAAACAAGAACAACTGATTTAACAGGTGCATTTTTACAAACAAAAATAGAACTTGATGCTAACACCTATGCAAATGTGCAATCAACAATAACTAATGTTACTTTAGGTGATGGAAATGCAATCACTATAACTACCAGTAAAGAACCTAAATCTTATTATGATTATGAGATTGAAGAAAATGAAAAGAAAAGAACTATTAATATTTTGAAACCAGAATTTGTAACTTTCATTGAAAATGACCTTAAAAAAGTTTTTAATTTTATTTAATAATGATTGAAATATCGCAATCAACACAATTTAAGATACGCCAGCTAGAAATTGTATCCAAAGTAGGAACAATTGATGTTAGTGGAATATTTGATGAATTGAACATTTATGATAGCATAATGATGCCGTGTATGTCTGGCAATATTATTATTCGTGATGCTCTTGGATTGTCTAGCCGGTTGTATTTTGATGGTAGCGAATACCTCAATATTAATATTGGAAAAGAAAATGAAGAAGATGTCACCTCTTTCAAAAAAACATTTAGAATATACCGACAATCGGATAGAAAGAATATAAATCAAACATCTGAAATGTATGTTCTTCATTTTGTTTCTGAAGAATTAATTTATTCAAAGCAACAAAAAATTATACAGACATATACTGGAAACCACCATGAAGCTGCTGTATCAATACTAAAAGATTATTTGAAGGTTAAACAGGTGGTTGGTAAAATTGGAATTATTGAACCATCTAAAGGTATTCATACTTATAATTTTCCAAATATGTCGCCATTTGAAGCATTAAATTGGTTGGCTCAACGAGCTATTAGTAATGAAGGATTATCCAATTTTATATTCTTTCAAAATAAATTAGGATATAATTTTGTTTCATTATCTAAACTAATAACTCAAAATGTTTTATTTGATGTTAATTTTAATCCTAAAAATTTAACTCCATCTTTGGCACAAGAACTTATTGGTGCTCGTGATGTTAGGATTGGTGAACAACATAATTTGATTGATAATATTCAAAATGGAGTTTATGCTGGAACATTTATTGGTTTTGATCCATTGACAAGAAAAATTACAACAAATAAAATTGATTTTCAAAATATATATAAAAAAAGTAAACACGCCAATAAAAATCCAAATATTACAGCAGCTAGAAATAGAGATGGGTTGGATGGTAGTCAAATGTATAATTCTAAAATTAGTCTTTATCCGTTTCAATCAACACGCATAGATAGTTCATATACAAAATCAAATGATAATATTACAGCAACAATTATTGATGATACGCATAATTATATTTTTCAAAGACGAGCTATATTTAAAAATTTAATGCAAAGAAAGGTTCAAATGGTGTTACCTGGAAATTTTACAATAACTTCAGGCCTCAACTTAAATTTAATGATGCCATCTAGAGCTATATCCGATGATAATTCAAATCCATATGATATATCTTTATCTGGAAAATATTTAATTATTGGTGCACGACACATAATTAAGTATGATAAACACGAAACGGTTGTTGAAGTTGCTACAGATTCTTCAGATAGACCACTTATTGATTCAAGTAACCAAGATACAATTCAGGCTGAGTTAGAATAATGGTTAATAAAAACTTTGCTGGTAAAAATGGATTCATTTGGTGGGTCGGTGTGATTGAAAACCGAGTTGATCCAATGGCGGTTGGTAGATGTCAAGTAAGGATTTTTGGTTGGCACCCGCAAGAAAAGAATTTATTACCAACAGATAAATTACCATGGGCTCAAGCAATGTATTCACTTAATAGCTCAAGGTCAATTACAACCGGACCTAGAGTTGGAGATTGGATCGTTGGATTTTTTATGGATGGTGAATTAGGACAAATGCCCGTGATGATGGGTGTATTAGCTGGATTAAAGGTTTAAGGAGAAAATATGCCAGTAAATGTAGAACAAAATAAACCTGTGTTGGCCCAAACACTTAATCAAAATAATATTATTGTTGAAACTACTCCACCAACAAACATATATCAAACAAAGGCAGATGAACCATCTCAAACTTCATTAGAAGGTATGGGTGATATTAAAAACAGCAGCATAGCTGTGTCTAATAATAACAAAGTTCATATCTGTGATACAACACTTTATATTAGACAAAAAATTAATCTTGGTAAAATAGCCAAAACAGTTATTACTGCTATTAGAGATGCTATTAAAGAGATAATGCTATTTTTAGGTATCACTCCTGGTTCTAATGCTTTGGTGGAAGACTTGAAGGCTTTATCTCGTTATATTAGAGATAAAATAAAAATACTTAAAGAAATTAATACAGCTATTGATACTTTTATTATTCTTGTTCGTGAAATTAAAGCCGTGATTGAATATATTTTGAATTTACCTGCAAGATTGATTTCTTATTTTCTTGGTTGCTTAAAAGAAGCTTATGCTGAATTAGCTAGACAATTTGCAGATGTTATATCACAAGCTTCTAGTGCCGCTAATGATGCTACTGGCGGTATAATTGATGCTACAAAAGATGTAATAAAAGCAACAGGCGAATTGATAACAAATGCTGCAGCAACTGCAGCAAAAGCAGCAACTGCTGTTCCAACTGGATTAACATCAAATAGCACAGCAGCAGAAAAAGCCAAAGCAGAACAATTTGTAACAAGTGCTTATTCTGATTACAAACCTGTAACTGATTTTAAGACAGCATAAATTATGGCAGATATTCCAAAAGGACCAGCAAAATATGAATGGACTGAACCAGATTCAGCTCATAATGCTAAGTATCCATATAATAATGTAATGCAAACTGAGAGTGGTCATCTTCAAGAGTTTGATGATACACCTGGCGCAGAAAGAATTAGAACACAACACAAAGCTGGAACATATACTGAAATACGGCCAGATGGCACAGAGGTGCATAAGATTGTTGGCGAAGGTTTTGATATTACAGTAAGTAACAAAAAAGTTTCTATTGGTGGATTTTGCACAGTCACTATTGCTGGTGATTCTGTTTTAGAAGTAAAAGGAAGTGTTTTTCAGCGTGTTAAAGGTGATTATAATTTAGTAGTTGAAGGTGATTACAACCAAACAGTTATTGGTGAAACAAAAATATTAACTGGTAAAGATATGGATATTGGTACAGTCAATCCTAGTTCTGGCCAAGTTACACTCTTAGCTGGAGAATCATTTTCTATTAACAGCGATTTAGTTGTTTACGGTGGAATTTCTGGTGACTCTGTTCATTCAAAAGGAGCAGTAAGTGCTGGTACAGGTATTCATGCTGGTCTTCCAGGCTCAGCTAATCCTGTTGCAGGTATCACAACACTTGGTGGTATTAATGCTGGATTTCCTCCACCACAAGCTACAGTTCCTGGTGTAATTCGTGCTTCAGTATTAGTTACAGCACCAGCAGTTGTTGGTTCTGTAATTACTTACGGTGGTGTTTTGATGGATCCAATGGGTGGTACTCCATTAATTCGTATTTTTTATGATAATCACACTCACCTTGTTCCTGGAATTCAAACAGGAACATCGGTAGCAACTTCAGTCTTGCCTGTAGCACAATTACCTTTACCTTAATGGATTATTATTATGACAGTTTATGATAGATTAGGATACAATTTTCCAACAGCACAATTTGGTAGTGCATCAACTTTATCTGATGGTGCTAAGAACACACTAGGTGTTATAGCTAATAATACGCCAACTATTCCAACTTGGCAAAAAACTGACTTAGCTGCTGGCCCAATTACTAGAACAAACTATTTTTATAATCGAGCCGCAACATATTGTGATACCATTAAAACAAGTGCTGATAGCATTAAAGAAAGTGCAAATTTAGCTGGTAACGCTAGTTTAGTGGCTTCAGCGGCTGCTCTTTCTACTTCAGTTAGTGCATTTAAGTCACACACTAATAATATATCTGGAGTATCTATTGTAACAAGTGCAAATACTCCATCTTATGATTCTGCTTCTGCTATTGGCCAACAATCAATGATGACATTAACTAGAACTGATGGCCAGCAAACGGACACAACACCAATTCTTGGTTCATTTACAAGCCTGTTTATTCAAGATACACTATCTTCTAATGCTGGTGTGCTATCTGGTCAATCAACTGGATTTGCATCCAGTATAACAGTTATTTCAGGAGTTGATGGTAATGGTGATCCAACAACCACATTTACAACCAGCTATAGCGGAGCACAAATGAGTGATATCCAAAGTTATGTGATTAGCACAACTTCGGTACTGGATACTAGACGAACACACGACTTTACATTTTATAATAATTCAGTTCAAGTAGCCAAAGATAATGGATTTTTATCACAGTTTACTAGTATGGGTGGAACAAACACATACCTTGTAAATAATGTGTGTGGAACAGATAGCTTAAAAGCTAAATTAGCTTCAGCGAATACCGCATAAATAAGAAATGGCAACCATAACAACAAACATAGTTCGTGAATTTAGTGATTTGGACCTGAATTTTACTATTCATCCAATCAGAAAAGACATCAACAGAGTTACTGGTGATATGGCTGTGATAGCCTCCATTAGAAACCTAGTCCTCACAAATCATTATGAGCGACCATTCCAACCAGATGTTGGAAGTAATGTTAGGCGTCTTTTGTTTGAAAATATGGACAATCTTACTGCAGCCTCAATAGAAAGTGAGATAGCACAAACAATAAAAAACTTTGAGCCTCGAGCAAGAATATCAAGAATTACTGCATATGCTGATTTTGACAAAAATGGATTTAGTGTTCAATTAGAGTTTTTTATTGTTAATAGAACCGAACCGATTACAATTAATTTTTTCCTAGAACGGATCCGATAGATGGCCAGCCCTCGTTTAGAAATTTCAACTCTTGATTTTGACCAAATTAAGACCAACTTAAAGAGTTACCTAAAACAACAATCCACATTTCAAGATTATGATTTTGAAGGTGCTGGCTTGAATATTCTTATGGATTTACTTGCATATAATACACATTATAATGCATATTACCTTAACATGGTTGCTAATGAATCGTTTTTAGATACAGCACTATTAAGAGATTCTGTTGTTTCTCATGCTAAAACATTAGGATATACTCCTTATTCTGTTACTGCACCAAAATCTATAATCAATGTAACAGTTGAAACCGGTTCTACAACTCCAGAGACCGCAACTATTCCTAAGGGCTTTACATTTAGCTCTAACCTTATTGATAGTGTTTCTTATAACTTTGTAACTCTAAAAGAAGCCAAAGTAACAAAATCAAACACCGCATTTTATTTTGAAAATTTGGATATCTATGAAGGTTCGCTGGTAAGTTACAGTTTTAATTATGTTAAAAATTCAAATCCAAAATCTGTATTCATTTTGCCTGATAGCACAATTGATACTTCCACAATTACTGTTTCAGTAACACCAAATTCAGGAAATACTGCAACACAAGTTTATAATCCAGTAACCGAAATACTTGATGTTGATTCAACTTCTCTTGTTTATTTTTTACAAGAAGGTAGAGATGGAAATTATGAGATTTATTTTGGTGATGATGTTATTGGTAAAGCACTTATTGATGGTTCTACAATCAATGTGGGTTATTTGGTTACAAACGGTACCGTTGGCAATAAGATTAATGGTTTTAGGCCAGCACTTGTAATAAGTGGATATACAGATATTACAGTTGATGTTGTTAATGTTGCTGCTGGCGGTTCAAATCGTGAATCGGTGGACTCAATTAAATATTCTTCAGCTGCTCAATATGCCACACAAAATCGTTTGGTTACAGTTAAAGATTATGAATCATATATTAAGAGCCATTATCCAAGTGTAGATTCAATCTCTGTTTGGGGTGGTGAAGATGAAATTCCTAAAGTTTTTGGTAAGGTATATGTTGCATTAAAGCCAAAAGGAAATTATTACATCTCTGAAACAGAAAAACAAAGAATTGTTGATGAAATTATTTCTCCAAAAGCCATTGTTTCTGTTCAAACTGAAATACGGGATCCAGAATATCTTTATTTAATTTTAGAAAATGATGTTCAGTATGATCCTAAAAAAACAATCTTAACTGAGCAACAATTAAAAACAAATATTCGCCAAGCTGTTCTAAATTACAATGAAACCAACTTAAATAAATTTGGCACCATTTATGTTTCTTCAGATGTTCAAGATGCGATTGCTAAAATTGATATGGATGCTATTATTGGTGTTAGAACCACAACTCGAGCTCAAAAAAGATTTATAGCACAATTAAATGATTCAGTAAGTTATGTTATAAAATATAATGTTCCAATTCACCGTGGCACAATTACAAACAAGTTAACCTCAACGCAATTTACTATCTATGATACATCTGGTACAATAAGAACTGCACAATTTGAAGAAACTCCACAATCATATACAGGCGTTTCTGAAATACAAATAACGAATGCTGGCTCAAGTTATATTACCACACCAACAGTTACGATTAGTGGTGATGGTACGGGTGCTACAGCAGAAGCTGTAATTGTTAATGGTAAAATACAAACTATCAATATCACAAATCGTGGTACTGATTATACTCGTGCTACAGTTGCCATTACTGGCGGAAGTGGTTACGGTGCTGAAGCTGTTGCTGTAATTGATGGTAGAACAGGAACACTTAGAACAATTTATTATGATACCTTAGCTCAACGGCAGATTATTAATTCAAACGCTGGCACCATTGATTATAATAATGGTATCATAACAATTAGCAATATTAGATTTTTGACTATTGGGTCTGATGATGGTTTAATTAGGCTCACTATTGAAGCAGAAAAAGGTTATTTACAATCAACGAGAGATACTATTATTTCAATTGATGTGGATGATCCAGCATCCATATCCTCAACACTAGAAAAAATTAGCTTATAATGTCTGACCAAAAAACTTCTCTACTGATTAATCGTCAGGTACCGGAGTTTGTTCGTGAAGAACATCCTAATTTTATTGCTTTTTTAGAAGCTTATTATGAATTTCTTGAAACAAAGCAAGGCACAAAAAAGAACGATTTAATAACAGTATCTAAGAACCTTCGTTATGTGTCCGATGTGGATGTTTCAATTACTGACTTTGAATCAAACTTTTTTAATACTTATGCTGAATTAATTCCAAGAGAGGTTGAAGTTGGTAAAGCAACTTTAATCAAACACATATTACCTTTATACCTTGCAAAGGGTAATGAAAAATCATTTAAGCTTTTATTTCGCCTACTTTATAATGAAGAAGTTGAAATCATTCAGCCCAAACTAAACATCCTTAGAGCTTCAGATGGTAAATGGTTAATTGAAAATGCCTTTCGTATATCTAAAACAATTTATAGCAATTACACAGCTAACGGCACAAATAAAACATTCAAACTAGTCCAGCAGGTGGCTACAAACGAAATTAGTGTCTATGTTAATGGAGTTTTGAAAACACTTTCTACCGACTATTATATTCGCAAAGAATCAAGAAAATTAATATTTAATACTGCGCCAGCTAATGCTGCAAAAATTAAAGTGTTATATAGTTCTTTTGATTTTGCTTTGTTTAATAATAGAAAAATTACTGGATTAATATCTGGTGCTACAGCTATTATTGAGCGTGTTGGTCAAAAAACAGTCAATACTGTTCCTATTTTTGAATTATATATTAATACAAAAACTTTATTAGGAACATTTACTAGTGGTGAAAATGCAACCGTAAATATTATAGATCCGGATGATGGTTCATTAATTGAAGTTGAAATATTAGGATTATCAACACTCCGAACAATCAATATCATCAATGGTGGTGCCAGCTACAATGTTGGTGATCCTGTAGTAATTACAGGTGGAAACTATTCACAACTTGCTTCAGCCTCAGTATTTGAAACTTTTTCTGGATTTATTAACCAAATTCGTGTATTAGCTGGTGGCACAGGATTCAAAACAGGATCAAATGTCAATGTTATTGGTACTGGTGCTGGATCGCTCACGCTGGCTATTGATGCGGTGGATACTTCAGGCCAAAATGCAGCTTCTTTCTTTGTTGTTAATACCGATAGAATTTCTGATTACGGCAGCACATTAATTTCAGCAGCCAATTATAGTTTTAATGCTTCAGTTGTGGCTAGTGAAAATGTAAACACTAAAATTGTTGATGCGCTTACTTTTCAATCGGTTACTAGTCTTGGTCCAATTACCAATGTGGCTATTTTGTTTGCTAATGCCACATTTGCAACTGTACCAACACTTGATGCTGATTCGGCACCATTTCAAGCTAATGGCACCACGCATACTGTTTTAAGCACACATTCTCTTGGTAGAATTGCAATCAATGATGGTGGATTAAATTATGCGGTTGGCGATGAAATAACATTTACAGAAAGTCAAGCAATGAAACTTGGCGTTGGTGCTGCAGCTGCGGTACGAAATGTTTCTGCTAACGGCGTAATTACAGGAGTTAGTTTACAGCCAGCAAGAATTCGTGGATTAGCTAACACATTTGGTTCAGTCAATGTAACAGTTCTTGGAACAAATACGGTATTTCAAGATGATTTGCGTGTTGGTGATTTTATTATGATTAATAATGAGTCCCGCTATATCAATACGATTTCATCTAATACATCATTAACTGTAAATGCTAACTTTGTGTATTCAACCACAAATAAAAATATTGGTAAGTATGGTGAATATCCTATTGGCGGCCAAAATTATAATGCTCTGCGTTTGCCAACAATTACAATATCTTCAGCTGCTGGCGCTGGTGCTAATCTAACAGTAATCGCATTGATGGGTGATGGTGAAAATCTATATGCGACTGCTGACCAAAATCCTGGTGCAATTCTAAAGATTCGTATTATAGATGGTGGTGAAGGTTATGAATTTGCACCACAAATCAATTTAACTTCAAAGGGTGACGGAACTGCTACAGCAAATTCTGAAGTTGAACAAAGTTATACTACATTCCCTGGTCGCTGGACATCTTCAGATAGTATTCTTTCTGCTTCTGAGCGTGTAATTCAAGGCCGTGAATACTATGTGGACTATTCATACCTATTATCATCTGCTGTTGAATTTAGTAAGTTCAAAGAAATATTTAAGAATTTGATTCATCCAGCAGGATTTATTGAGTATGCTGATTATAAGATTGTTAAAACTATTGACACCAGCATAACAACAACTGGATTGACTGTAGCTAATACTGTTGCTGGCACCGTCAATGTAGCTACTGGAAACATCTTTGTTACTGGAACTAATACTAAATTTAATATCTCTAATAGTCGCAGCACTTTAACTATTGGATCACAGATTGCGGTTAACTCTGAAATTAGAACTGTCAATAGCATTTATAGCAATGGAACGATTACAGTTTCAGCAGCATTTACACAAACCGCAAACGACCAAACTCTTGTAATTGTTACATAAATAGATTACTAAACCATGCCAACACAATATACATCAAAAAAACTCTCGTTCAATAACGCAGAGCAATTCAAAGAAGCCTTTTATGAACCAGAGCCAGCTACAGTTGGTTATGTGTTCATTGGCAATCATGTTCCCTACTCAAACGAATCTTCTATTCCAGCAATTGTTGATTCCACCTTTGATGAAAAATCTACATGGGACAATATGTTTGCAGCAAAGAAGATTACTGGAAACGATGTTGAGCTAGTTATTCCAAGAATTAACTGGACAGCTAACACCAGATATAAACAATATGATGATAAAATTAGCCTTGATAGCTTATTGACAGCTAATGGTGTAATACAACCCATGTATGCTTTGACTACGGCACGAAATGTATACAAGTGTCTATCCAATAATGCAAATGTAATTTCCACAGTAGAACCAACAGGTGACTATGCTACGGCTAATGGCACCATCTTCACCGCTGACGGATATGTTTGGAAATACCTCTATAATGTCAAACCTTCCAATAAGTTTTTAACAACTGCTTGGATTCCAGCACCTATCTCAACCAGCAAATTAGATTATAATGTTAGCTCAACTGATTTAATTGATGGTGAGATAACAACAATCATTGTTACAAATGCTGGTTCAGGATATGTTGAACCAGTCATTTCTGCAACCGCTTTTAATAGTGGTGTGACCAATATTGTGCTGGCTAATACATCTAATCTGTCTGCAAATATGACAGTTACAGGTACAGGTATCTCATCAGGAACATACATATCAGCAGTAAATCAAAATACAAGTTCTATTACCATATCAACTGCTACGGCAGCTGCTGGTGGTGGAACAGGAAATAATATTACCTTTAGTACCAGAGTGTTTATTGAGGGTGATGGAACATTAGCAGCCGCTACAGCCAATGTGTCTAATGGCGCAATTGCAAAAATTACGATTACTGTACCTGGAATTAATTACTCATATGCTAATGCTACTATTTACGGGTCAGCAACCGGAGCTAATACAGCAAATACTAGGGTGATTCTTACTCCAAAATTTGGCCATGGATACAATCCAGCTAAAGAGTTAGATGCCACAAATGTGATGATTGTAGAGAGAATTGGTGCAGTAGATTCCACAGAGAATGGAACAATATCAACTTCCACTTCATTTAGGCAATATGGACTTCTGAGGGATCCATATAAATATGGTCATATCTCACCGCTGGTCAGTTCAAATGCAAATACGGTTATATCTCAGACCACTAATTTGACATTGATTGCTGGCGCAAATTTTACCTTGGATGAGTTTGTATATCAAGGCGCAACAGCTAATAGTGCTTATTTTTATGGATTTGTAAATAGTCAAACATCAAATGAGGTGCGTTTAACCAAAGTTCAAGGAACAGTTACAGTAGGCGGCACATTAATTGGTGCTACTTCAGGTGTGTCTAGAACAGTAGTTAAAGCATTTGATCCTGAATTTGCACCATATACTGGTGACATTCTATATGCTGAAAATGTTACAAAAATTACAAGAGCGGACGGCCAAGCAGAAAATGTTAAGTTTGTTATTAGATTCTAAGGAAAATAGTTAATGTCGTTAAATACCAATTTTAATATAAATCCATATTACGATGATTATTCTGAAGATAAAAAGTTTCTTCGGATGTTATTCAAACCTGGCTATGCTGTTCAAGCTCGTGAATTAACACAACTCCAAACAATTCTTCAAAAGCAAGTTGAGCGCTTTGGTTCTCATGTATTCAAAAATGGTTCTTTAGTTACTGGCGGCCAAACCTTTCTTCAAGATGCTACTTACCTTAAATTAGATACTGACTACGCTGGTTCAGCTGTTGTTGCAAATAATTTTGTTGGTTTATCCATTACTAATAGCGATGCCAGCAAGCGTGGTGAAGTTGTCGTTGCTTATGATGCTGATGCTGGTACGGGTGATCCAAAAACTTTGCTGGTTAAACAGCTTTACGGTACTGCATTTACTGCTGGCGAAAAGATTCAAACAGTTGAAGCTGCACCTTCTTTTGCAAATGTTTCCACTTCAGGTGTTGGTACAGGCCAAATATTCTCAGTTAATGAAGGTGTGTTCTATTACGATGGATTCTTCATTAAAAATGATGCTCAATCTATTGCAACATCAAAGTATAATAATGTAACAGCTAATGCACGAATTGGTTTTGAAATTACCGAATCAGTTGTTGTATATAGCACAGACACCTCATTGTTAGATCCAGCACAAGATGCTTCTAACTTTCAAGCCCCTGGCGCTGACCGCTACAAAATTAATCCAGTATTATCTACACGAACATTAGATTCTATTGATGACACACAGTTTATTGAATTAGCTCGTGTTGAAGATGGAGAATTGATTTACAGTAATCGGTATCCATTGTATGCCGTATTAGAAGATACTCTTGCTCGTAGAACATATGATGAGTCTGGTAACTATACAGTTAGACCATTTAAGATTTCGCTGGAAACAAATGCTAGCAATACAGCAAAAGCAAATGTTATTGTATCACCAGGAAAAGCTTATGTTTATGGTTATGAATACGAAACAATTGCACCAACACTTATTTCAGTTAATAAACCAAGAACAACCGATTCAGTAACAGCAAAAAGGATTTCAGCTGACTATGGATTCTATGTGTATTCAAACACACATTATGGTTCTTTTCCTATCAATACTCTTTCAACCATTGATTTACATTGTGTACCAAATGCTGTTATTAATGTAGCTACAACCAGCACAATTAGTAACACTAAGATTGGTACTGCAAGAGTAAAATCTATATCATATGAAACAGCAACAAATACATCCAATTCGGCTACATATCAATATAGAACATACATTTTTGATGTAAATGTTGGTTCTGTTACTGGTGGAAATTGTAACAATGGTATTTTAACCACAAACACTTCTTATATTCAAATTGCAAATACATTATCTGGCAATTTATTTTATTCTACTGTAAATAATGCTTATACTGGCGCTAAGTTTAGAATTATTGCTGGCCCTGGTGTTGGCGAAACATCAAAAACTATTACAAATTATAATGGTGCATCACAAACAATTCAATTATCAGCACCATTTATTGCCAATGTAAATAGTTCTTCTACATGGTCTATTGATTTTGAAGTAAATGATATTAAGTCCATGGTTATTACCAGCAGCACCACAAGATTGGCAGCTGCTGATATAGCACCAGCATCAAAAGATATGGCAACAATTTATGCTGATACTATCATTACTGACCAAACTTTAGAACCATTAATCTTTGACCTTGGCGAACAGTTTGTTGCACAGAATACTATTGCCAATTTCTCATATTCATATAAGCGTTTGTATGAATCACAAGCTTTTGCAACCTCATTGTCACCAACATTATCGGTTGGTTCTGGTGAAAGTCTTGCATCAGCTAGTTCTACCAATTCAGAATTAAACAATTATTATATTGTTGTTACAGCTGCTGGCACCTCACCATATACTGTTGGTCAAATTATTTCTAATGATTTATTTTCAGTTGACACCGCACTTCGTAAAATTACTGTTACCAATGCTAATAATATGACTGCTAATATTATTGCAACGATTGATTCGGTTAATCCAACAACAAAAGCCAAAACATATGTTGCAGCTAATAGTACCATTCAAACTAGCGGTGGCACCAGCATATTTGCAAACAATGGTGTAATATTATATACAGCTCAAGGCCAAACACATATTATGGCTAATACTGTTGTTAAAACACCAGACTTAGCTCAATCACTATTTGTTGCTGATGTAATTAGTATTAGTTCCATTTTAGATTTTAATAATCTTTCTATTACAACGGCTAATACAACATATGCTACCGATGTTACATCAAGGTATACATTAGTAAATGGCCAAAAAGATTCTTATTATGACCACTCTGCTATTAAATTAAACTCAGGTGTTTCTGCACCTACAGGACCATTGCTGGTCAAATATAACCGATTTAGTTCTTCAGGTGCTGGCTACTTTAATGTTGATTCATACATTGGGTATGATTACGGAACTATACCGAAATATACTTCCCCATCGGCAAGTAGAACCTATGAGCTAAGAGATTGCCTTGATTTTAGGCCTGTTAGAGCGGTACCGACATCACCAGCGACAGCAAACACCGTCACTTTTGATGTTGATTCAACCACGACTGGTCCAAAGATTCCAGAGAATGGTTCCGATATTGTTTTAGACTATCAATACTACCTTCCAAGAATAGACAAAGTTGCCTTAAATAAAAATCGTACCTTTGAGGTAATCCAAGGTGTGCCGTCTTTAACTCCTGTTGAACCTAAGGATAAAGATGGGGCAATGACTTTGTATGTTCTTCGTGAGCCAGCATATGTTGCCAATACTTCTGATATTCTAATACAATATATTGACAACAAACGATTCACAATGAAAGATGTTGGTAATATTGCTAAGCGTGTAGATAATCTAGAATACTACACATCATTAAGCTTGCTGGAACAATCTGCTGTTAACAAGCAAGATTTAACCATTTTAGATTCTACCAATCTACCACGATTCAAAAATGGTATCATAGTAGATGCTTTTAGTGGTTCATCGGTAGCTGATGTTGCTAATAGAGATTATAAAGCATCTATTGATCCAAACAGAAAAGAATTACGCCCATCGTTTAATCTTTCTTCACATTTATTAACATTTGATGCTGCCAACTCCTCATTCTATTTGAGGTCTGGTACATTGATTACAGCTAATGCAACCCATACAGCATTTGTTGACCAAAATAAAGCGTCTAAGTCTATCAATGTTAATCCATTCAATACAATTAATTATCTTGGTAAAATACAATTAGATCCAGCATCTGATATTTGGATTGATACTAATAAACAACCTGATGTGCTGGTAAACCTTAATGGTGACGCTGATGCATGGGCTCTCATTACACAAAATGCTTATGGATTTACATGGGGTGATTGGCAACAAAATTGGACAGGAACAACCATAAGCGGTGCTGTTGAAAACTATGGCAACCTTTTTGGTGGTAATGCTTTAACAGCCTATGGTACACAATACGCAACAACAACATCAAGCTATACTCGTTCAGGTGTTTATCAAGCTGTTGTTCCAAAATCAATTACTCAATCATTAGGTAATCGTGTTGTTGATGTGTCTGTTATTCCTTATATGAGAAATCGTAATGTGTTGATTGTTGGTTCAGCATTTAAGCCTACCACAACACTTCATAGTTTCTTTGATAACGCTCTTGTCGATAACAATGTAGTCCGGCTAAACAAATTTATATTGAAGGACAATAACCTTCAGTATAGAACACAGGTGGGCAATTTAGAGCAAGTTACTGTTCTTAATAACACAACAAACACTTCAAATGGTACTGCATTGATTGCTTTAACCTCCAATACTGAAGCATTTATTGTTAGTGTTAATCCATATACTGCATTTAATATTGCAAGTGCTAATTTAGTTGGTACTTCAACTGGTACTTCGGTTCGTATCAATGGTTATGAACACTATAATGGTAATGCAGCTGCCGCTGGCGCTTCTACCATTACTTTGCGTGTTGATGCTACGGGTGCTAACAATTATAGTGCATATGTTGGTTCACCAATCTATATTATTTCTGGCACAGGTTCTGGTCAAAAGAAAACAATTAGTGCATATGATTCAGCTACACGAATTGCAACAATTAGCGGAACATGGTCAATAACACCAGATACTACATCACTTTATTCTATTGGTGATTTAACTACCAACTTAGCTGGCGATGTTGCTGGATTATTCTATATTCCTAGTGCTACATTTAGAACAGGTGAAAAACATTTACGCCTGATTGATAATACCACAGGCGATGTTGGTTCTTCAGCTACCAATGGTGATGCTACATTCTATGCACAAGGTATGCTACAACAAACAGAGAATACAATTATCTCTACTACTGTTCCTATAATTCAACGAGCTGCAGTAACTAGTGAAAAGGTTGTTTCATCTACCACCAGCAGAAGTGTTATTACGGGTTACTATGATCCGCTGGCACAGACATTCTTGGTTTCACAAATTAATTATCCAGATGGAATATTCTTAAGCAAGGCTCGTTTTTGCTTTAAGTCTAAGGATACTACACAACCAATTACATTACAGATTCGTCCTACTGTAAATGGTTATCCATCTTCATCTGTTATATTCCCATACTCAACAGTAACATTGACACCAGATAAAGTTAAGACAACACTCAGTCCTGATTTGAATGATGCAACCAAATATACCGAATTCGTATTTGATTCTCCAATCTATGTTCAGCCTGGAGAATATTCGTTTGTTCTCATATCAAACTCCAATGGTTATGAAACCTATGCGGCTGAAATTGGAAAAGTAGATACAGTAAGCGGGCGACAGATATCCGAGCAGCCTTATGGTGGTTCATTATTTCTATCGCAAAACGGTTCAACATGGACAGCTGAGCAAAATGCCGATTTGATGTTCAGATTGTATAGATACACATATTCTACTACACCAGCAACAGCCAAATTCACAGTAGATTATCCAAGTGCTAATACTGTTTATGACTTAATGCATTTAATGTCCTCAGAGGTTGTTCTTGGTAACACTTCAATCACCTATGCGTTTGATTCAGAAAAGGCTACTGGTGGTATGACAGGCTTACAAAGTATTACTCCGTTTACTGATTACCCAATGACAGATAGTTATGACCGCCGTGTATTAAATCCAGCAACAGGAAATGGTACACTTAAAGTTGTAGCTACGATTGCAACAAATAATCCTGATATTTCACCATTCATTGATACTTCTCGTTTTGGTATGATTGCAATTGAGAATATTATTAATGATTTACCATTAAGTAATGCCAGCATCGTGTTATCGAAAGGTGGAACAGCTTACTCAACTAACGCCAATGCGGTTGTAACAATTACAGGTGGCGGTGGTTCAGGTGCAACTGCAGCTGCTGTAGTAACATCTAATATTGTTACTTCAATCTACCTGACAAACGCTGGCTCTGGTTACGAAACATCACCAACCTTTACATTGGTTGATGCTAATACAACACCGGGCACAGGCGCTACAATAACATACAATGGTGAAGATAGAAAATCTGGTGGGAATGCTAATGTTCGTTACATCACTCGCAAGGTTACTTTAGCTGATGGATTTGATTCAGGTGACTTGCGTGTTTATTTGACCGCATATAAACCTTCTGGCTCAAATATTCGTGTCTATTATAAGTTGTTATCTATTTCTGATCCTGATGAGTTTGAAAATAAAGGTTATCAATTAATGACTCAACTTAGCAATGCTAATTTTGTGTCAAATAATTACCAAGATTATCGTGAGATTGCATATGCACCTGGTTCTGCTGGCACAGCCAACAATTCTGTATCATACACATCAGGTAACACCGCATTTAATTCATTTAGAACCTTTGCGATTAAGATTGTTTTGTCTGGCACTTCTTTCACGGATGTTCCTAAGATTCGTGATTTCCGTAGTATTGCTTTGCCAGCAGGTAATTAATCATGTTCGCTAAAGTAGAAGGTCACGAAAATCTAATTAGAGATATGAACTCCAAAGCCATTCTAAATACTGATAAAGTGGCTTTACAAGATTATTATCATAAAAGAGATTTAGCAAGAAAAGAACAGTCCGATAAAATGGAAACTAAGCAGCGTTTAGAGAATATAGAAACCGATATGGCAGAAATTAAAAACCTATTGCATAGCTTGCTGGCCACAGGGAGTAAGTAATGGCTATAGTCCAACTTACCACAGCAAATACCTTCCAGCAATGGTTGGTAGCTACACAAGCATTAATCACCACAGCGAATACTCTGACTGATGGTAATGGTGCTTCGTTCCTTGCGAATACAAAATTAGATATTACTGGTACAGGTTCACAGCTGAATGTTCGTAATAACGCTGGCATTAACACACTTTTTGCCAACAACATTATTATTGCTTCAAACATATCAACACTTAATGTTACTTCCACAGCAAATATTGGTGGAGATGTTTTAATATCAGGTAATTTAACTGTATCTGGTAACATCACATTAGATACGATTGGGTTTGATGATTTGATGGTCAACGGCTCTGCGACCATTGCAAACACATTATCCGTTACAGGAAACACCAGCTTAGTTAATGCCACGATAACCTATGGTAATATTTCTACTGCCAATGTGGTACTTTTAGCTGGCTCTGCAAATACAGCCGTTTATGCAAACATTACAACAGCTCAAGCCTTTGCAACATCTGCTGGTACCTATGGTAATACCGCATTTGGTGTTGCAAATTCAGCATTTACCGCTGCGAATTCTGCTGCTGACCAAGCTGTTGCTTTCTCAATCGCACTAGGTTAATATATAAATACATCAATAAAGAATAGAGGATTACATTAAATGCCAAATAATTTCAAGAATTATTTTCTAAAGAACGCAAACACCGCATCGCAAAATGTGTATGTTACGCCAGCAGCTACTCAGACAACCATTATTGGTATGACGATTGGTAATACTACTACATCACCAGTTAGTGCCAATGTGACTGTGGTATCTGGTGGTACAACCTACTTCATGCTTCAAACTGCAACTATTTCCAATGGTGGTGCTCTGGTACCAATCGGTGGAGACCAAAAGTTAGTTATGGAAGCTGGTGATTATATGCAGGTTCAAATGTCAGCAGCTAACTCAGCGGATGTTATTGTCAGTTGCTTAGAAATATCGTAGAATAACTAAGGAAAAAACATGACTTATCTTGGAAATTCTCCAGGTTTAACCAATTATACAGTAGCCGTTGAGAAATTTACTGGTACTGGAGCTTGCACATCATTCCAGCTAGCACAGAATATTGCTGATGTTAATGCGATTGATGTTCGTGTCAGTAGTGTTCCTCAGGATCCAACCACAGCATATACATTACTTAATGGCTTAATCACATTTACAGAAGCACCACCAAATGCTGCTAATAATATTGTTGTTACCTATCGTAATACTGCGGTCATCACTTATTCAAATATTCAGACAGCGCAATATGCTGATGCTTCAATTACAGCTTCTAAGTTAGCCCCTGGTGTTGGTGGTGATCCAGCCGCTGGCTCTTACGCTAACTCAGCATTTAGTTTAGCTAATGGCCATAGTGCTATTGCCAACTCAGATTTTACTGGAGTGAGTGTTTCACCAGGCACTTATGGTAGTGCTGTTGCAATTCCAAGTATCACTATTGCGGCTAACGGCCGTGTAACAGCTGTAACTACTGCTGCAGCAAGTTCTGACCCTCTACCAAATATTTTAATGTTATCAGGAATGTAAAAAATGACACAAACATACAAAGTTTTAGGACAACTAAGTCCAGCTGCAAATACTTTGTCGAATGTATATACAGTACCGGCATCAAACTCTGCTGTTATCTCGACAATCACTATTTGCAATCAAACGGCATCAAATGCCTCTTATTCAATCGCAGTTTCACCAGCTGGCGTTACAGACAATGTAAGACACTACATTATTCGTGGTGGTGTAGTACCTGCAGCCGACTCAATTGGCGTAACGCTTGGTATTACTGTTGGTAATACTGACCAGATTCGTGCAAACACTAGCTTAGCCAATGTATCATTCAATGTGTTCGGTTCTGAAATCTATTAAAAATGGGTATCAGAAGGTTAGGTAGACCAGAAAACTACAACTACCCAATAGGATTAAGCAGCGCCGGCGGAACATTATCAGTTAGTTATCTTGTAGTCGCTGGCGGTGGCGGAGGTTGCACTCAACACGGCGGTGGCGGGGGTGCTGGTGGATTAAGAACTGGCACATTATCTGTAACCGCAGGAACACCTATATCAATCACAATCGGTGGTGGTGGTCCAGGTATTGTAGCTCCAGGTTCTGTTGGATCATTAGGCACACAAGGCGGTTCAACTATATTTTCTACTATTACTTCCGCTGGTGGTGGAGGTGGTGCTCAATATATTGGTAATCCAGCTGCAACTGGCGGTAGTGGCGGATCAGGCGGTGGTGGCGGAACTGCTGAAAGTTCAGTAGGCCCAGGTGGTGCTGGAAATACTCCATCAGTATCTCCTTCACAAGGAAATAATGGAGGTTCAGGTGATGCAACTCCAGGAGTTTATAGAGGCGGTGGTGGCGGCGGTGCTGGCGGAGTAGGAGGAAATGGCACATATTCTCCATTAGTGGCTGGTACTGGCGGTGTTGGAGTAGCTTCATCAATTTCAGGACCATCACTCTACTATGCTGGTGGCGGTGGCGGTGGTTCTTACGGATCAACTTCACAAACAGGCGCAGGTGGTTCAAGTATTGGTGGTGACGGTGGATATACTAACTCTATTAATCCCACAAATGGTGTTACTAATAGAGGCGGTGGCGGTGGCGGATCAGGATCAAATGCAATTACTGGTGGTTCAGGTGGCTCTGGCGTAGTCATCATCTCATATTCTGGCTCTCAAGCTGCTGGTGGCGGTACCGTAACATCTTCTGGTGGCAACACAATACATACCTTTACTGGTGATGGTACATTTACAGCTAACGGTTCGTACTTCATCAATTAAATATTATGGCAGATTACGAAAAGTCTTTCTCGACATCCAATTTTAGACCAACAGGATTTGCATTTCCTGTGGGATTGGCTGGTGCAACATCTAATACTTCTGTGGATTATTTGATAGCTGCTGGCGGCGGTGGTGGAGGTTGGGGTGCCGGAGGCGCAGGTGGATTATTAACTGGCACAACAACATTGACCATAGGAACAGCTTATTCAATTGTTATTGGTGCTGGCGGAGGAGGTCTTGGCGCTGGTAACTACGGATTAAGCGGATCAAATTCAACAGGACTTGGTCTTACTTCAGTCGGCGGTGGCGGTGGCGGTGCTGCCAATTCCACAGGTTTAGCTGGTGGCTCAGGCGGCGGTGGCGGTGTGAATAATAACCAAATTGTTCCTTATGCTGGCGGAGCAGGAACTCCAGGCCAAGGATATAATGGCGGTGCTTCTTATAATGGGCCAGCTGGAGCACAAACAAATGGCGGCGGTGGAGGCGGTGCAGCAGGCACAGGCGGAGATGCTTCAGGAGCTGGCACTGGTGGCGGTGGCGGTACTCCAACATCATCATCACTCTCTGGATCATCGGTATCCTATGCAGCTGGAGGCGGCGGCGGTGGTAGTGTTGCTGGCGGAGGTGTTCCAAATGGAGGTCCAGGCGGTGCAGGAGGAGTAACAAGTGGTAGCAATGCCGTAATAAACACCGGTAGTGGTGGCGGTGGTGTTGGCCAAGGACCATATGTTGGTGGTAATGGAAGTTCAGGTGTTGCAATCATTCGTTATCTAGGCTCACAAGCTGCAACTGGCGGTACCGTAACTTCTTCTGGTGGCTACGCAATACATACCTTTACTGGTGATGGTACATTTCAATTCAATTACTCCATCAATTAAATTAAATAATAAAGACACATGAAGAACACTCGACAATTTTCATTATTTAATTTTAGACCAGAAGGATATTTGTATCCTGTGGGATTAGGAGCAAGTCCATCCAATACTTCTTTAGCAATAACATCTAATACTTCGGTGGATTATTTGGTAATTGCTGGCGGTGGTGGTGGCGGTATAAATGCTGGCGGCGGCGGTGGTGCTGGCGGATATCTTACTGGCACATCAACACTTAGTTTAAGCACTTCTTATACTGTTAGTGTTGGTTCTGGTGGAGCAGTCAGTTCAGGAGGAAACAGCTCAAATATTGCGGCAGCAAGCATTACAGCAACAGGCGGTGGCCTAGGTGGTCAAGGTGGTGTTAGTAATGCTGGTACTGGTGGTTCTGGCGGCGGTGCAGGTGCAGGATATGGCGCAGCTCGGCCTGGCGGATCAGGAACTCCTGGCCAAGGAAATAATGGCGGAAGTGTAGATGCTGATTATGTTGGCGGTGGTGGTGGTGGTTCTGGTCCATCTCAAAACGGTGCTGCAGGTGCTTATCCAAATGCTGGTGTTGGTGGAGGGGGTACTGCTTCATCACTTTCCGGATCATCAGTAACAAGAGCTGGCGGTGGCGGTGGTTCTGCTGTTCCTTCTCGTAATGCTGCGGGCGGTGGTGCTGGCGGTGGCGGCACAGGAACTAATACTTCTGCTGGTGCAGGCGGTAACGGAACAGTCAATACAGGTAGTGGTGGTGGAGGCGGTGGTGAAGCTGGCGGTCAAGGTGGTTTCGGCGGCTCAGGCATCGTCATCATTCGTTATCTTGGTGCTAATGCTGCAACTGGTGGTACTGTAACGAATACTGGTGGCTACGCAATACATACCTTTACTGGTGATGGTGTTTTTCAATTCAATAATTACATCTACTCCATCAATTAACTAAAAAATATTATGTCAATTAAACGATTAGGCCGTCAGAAAACATACGATTATCCTGTGGGATTAGGTGTAGCTGGTTTAGCAGTAGATTATTTGGTGGCTGCTGGTGGCGGTGGCGGTGGTGCTAATATTGGCGGCGGTGGCGGTGCTGGTGGTTATTTAACAGGCACGATACCTTTACTTGCATCTACTGCTTACACAATAACAGTTGGAAATGGAGGTACTGGATCATCTTCTCTTTCATCAAGAGGAGCAAATGGTTCAAGTTCAATATTGAGTGGATCTGGAATAACAACTGTCACCTCTACTGGTGGCGGCGGAGCCGGATCATCATCAGGAAATCCAGGACAA